TGAACTTCCCCAATGAGATTTATTTGGTTGTATTCTTTTGTAAGATGATCGATAAACAATCCCATCATGTTTGAAGGCACGAATTACTACACCTTCAAATCCATATTTGATATAGTACTGACCTCGGGGAAAGGAATGGATATTACCAAGATCATCAATGATCTTGATTGAACCGTCAGAATCATCATTGATAGTATCAAGAGTAGCAGATGGGGTGTAACCAAATGAATTACATACGATGACTTTCCTGTTGATATCAACTATTACTCCTCGTAAATGGCCATATTTGGAGAGGTCAGCTTCTTCGCTGTAATGAATCAAATAAAGGTTCTTTTCTGGTTCAGAATCAAGAACATCCCAATTGTAATTGTTCTCAATGCCTAATATCTCAGCAATTACCTTCTTTGTCTCTAATCCGTCACAAGTCATTATTGTTGATTATCTATTAATAGTGAGGACGATTAACTGTGTATTAAAATGATCAAATTTAATTTTTTCCTTCTCAGGGATACTATTTAAATACTTGGTTAAATGTTACAAAGGTCTCCGTTTAATATTTCTTAATATTCTCTTTTATAATATTGTATTTAATAAATATCACAAAATGGCAGAAAAAGAGATATCTGGAACTTCCATGGTGAGACATCAGATGGTCAGTGTTGATTCTATTAAAGCATTGATGAAATTAAAACCACCATCCGGTCAGGATTACTCCATTTTCGCTTATGCTCTCAATAAAGATATGATATCCTCAGATGGTTCAGTGGATGATTTCTATGGTATAGTAATACCACTTGGAAATTATACAGAAGAAAAAGCGATGGGTAGAGCCAAAGATATAATAGGAATGACAGGTCATGATGCCATTATAGTATGTAAAACTGGTATGCCATTCAAATTATCAAAGAACCTAAAACCAGAAGATAGGAAAGTAATCAATGTCGATGTTGATACTAAGGGCAAATTGGTATCTCTTAGTAAACAAAAGGAATTAGAAGAAAAGGCACGATTAGACGAAAAAGAGAGAATTGAGAACGAGATATTAAAGGAGAAAGAGGATGAATTAGATCCAGACAATATCGAACATTTCCGTCATCAATGCTATCTTGCCATTAAGAATAAGGCTAGCTGCATATATTATCAACAACAAGTCGATAAAATGTCCATTGCATATCAAAATAGAAGAGATAAAGTGAGGGATCATTATAAGAGACATCCAGAACACGAGCCTCAATTTCTTGATTTTTTAGAGAAGAAATTAAAGTCCCGAGGAGAAGATAATATCTTTATTGCCATGAAAGCTGGATACGACGAGATAAGGGATGATTTATTAGGTATAGAAATTAAAGAGGAGATAGTAATTAAAGAAGAGAAAGAAGAAGAGGAGATAGTAATTAAAGAAGAGAAAGAAGAAGAGGAGATAGTAATTAAAGAAGAGAAAGAAGAAGAGAAAGAAGAGGAGAAAGAAGAGGAGGAGATAGTAATTAAAGAAGAAAAGAAAGAAGAAGAGAAAGAAGAGGAGGAGATAGTAATTAAAGAAGAAAAGAAAGAAGAAGAGGAGAAAGAAGAAGAGGAGAAAGAAGAGAAAGAAGAGGAGAAAGAAGAGGAGGAGATAGTAATTAAAGAAGAAGAGAAAGAAGAAGAGAAAGAAGGAGTTGAAAATATAACTCCTGTCTCGAAAACAGGAGGTACTGATTATGAATTACTCGATGTCATTGATTCAACCACTAGTGCTCCTGTGATTAATTCTGATGATTCTGTTATTAATCCTATTATCGATGAAGAAAAATCCTTCCTAATTGACACTCCAGATTCTGTCGAGCGCGATGAAAAATAGAATCTCTGCATTAAAATAAAAACTAAAACAATAAAATCTCTATTTTAACATGCGAGTGATGTCATCATAGAGACCAAGAAACAAATCGCAAAGATCGTTTGTCTCTCCGAACTCACAAATAATAAAATAAATAATTATCGATAATTATTTATTAATATTTCCATAATTCTCTACTTGTTGGTTTATCTACTGTTAGTTTTATCCGGATAAAACTAACAGTAGATAAACCACTATATCTCTATTATCTATTGTTATCAATGACAAATCCTATTAATAATAGTAGATGAACCACTATATCTCTATTATCTATTATTTATCTATTATCAATGACAAATCCTATTAATAATAAATAAATAATCATCAATGGATGATTATTTATTAGATCTCTTCTCTAGGTTAACATTGTTTTCTCATAGTTACCAAATCCAAGTGGAGAAAAGAGTGTTTTGTGAAAAAGAGGATTTCTTTCATTGATATTAGACGGACCCATTTCCTCTATTATCAACGGAATGCTTGAAGCGTAACCATTAGAATGCATCATTATAACTTCTGAGGTAACTCTATTAGTCGATCCCAATTTATTACAATGAATGTAAGGTCTATCATACTGCGATAATACATGCAAAGCGTACGGACGAGATATAAGATAACCAACGCAACCCCAAGCTCTATGATCAAGTTTCACTATATGTGGTAGTTTCGATGTCCAATTTAGCGATTTATGTATATCTTGATAATATTCGATATTACTGACGAGAAAACTAACCACACTGAATTTAGGTGGTAGCTTCGCTAACAAAGCAAAATATAGATTATCGAAGTTGTTATGAAAGACTGCATCATCTTCTAAAATAAGACCAACAGATGATCCTGATAAAAAGAATTCTCTTATTGCTTTAATATGACTAGTAAAACATGCAAATTCTGCCATTTTATCATATCCAAAGGTATTATTATTGAGACCTTCTGATGAATAAGAATAATATTTTACTATTGGACTATCCTTAGATTCTGCCTGAACAAAAGTAAAAGGTAACTTATGCTTCTGTAAGCGAACGGTCATTCGCTCTTTTCTATCGGTTCTGAATGGTAAGTTAATAACATATGTATGAGGTTTATTAACAGTCTTACTACCTCGAAATCCAAGAGCGTCAATAGGATTATATGAGACCATATTATCTTCCGATGTTTTAGGAAAATAGAACTTAGAATTAGATAATATAGTCTCATACTGATCCATAATGAGGTCAACAAAACTACTTAGGTGTACATAATCATTCATACGAGTGAATGCTAGGAGACCTTTTTCTTTCTCATTTGAATGCCAACAATCAATAGTAAGTCTCTCAAGAATCCAAAATGTACTGATAAGAGATATCTCTACTACCTGATTAAGAATATCAACATCAGTATAATTGAACAAGAAATCAAATGGACTTAATCTCTTTTCGTTGCTGGGTATCGGTATTGGATTCACACCTTTTCTTCTTTGTTCTTCTGTTATAATAATGGTATTATCAGGGAAGATAATAGGTTCTATCAACCATGATAATTTATCAGGAATATTTCCTAACGTCTTAGGAAATATATTAGGATTAACTTTCTCTCCTAGGATGATATATATGGTGTCTTTCTCTGGAGATTTACTATAAAAATTGGAAAGCGATTCCCTATCACATATTATTCTATTTTCCGAACTCAAACTAGAGATATAAGGAGGGATCCAATTATTACTACCATGGGCGATTACTAAAGTCACCATGTTCATAATTTCTCGTATAAATAGTATTTTATACGAGAAATACTATTTATAAACTAGATTATTTCTTCTACCACAATACTAACATGTTGTTGTTTATTGTTTCTTTCTTGTACACTAGCAGGTAACCAGTATGTTATATAATCTTTAATTTCATCTAATGGAACTTTATATGGAACAGTGATAAGATATACTCCATGTCTATCACAAAGATCAACTTTTAGCTGATCTCTTTCAATCTGTCTTTTGAATTCTTCATAAGTTTGGCCAGTAAAGTTAGGCCAAACATAATGTTGTATTCCATTATATTCTACTCCAATACCTAAACTTTCATTATAACAATCTATCTCCATATTATTTCTTCTATCAATGGAACCTCCAAGATAATAATTCTTATTTAACCAATCAGGTCTTATCGTGATAAAAGGAAGACCGAATAACTCTTCCATAACTTCACAACATCTTTTTTCTCCTTTCGACTGAGCATTCCTTTTTCTTTCTGTATTAGGAGGATTATCTCGTCGATAATCATTGATAGCATTACTATTTCTTACTGGACAAATCTCTGGTACTTCTATCTTAACTTCTTGTATCGAGTAATTATTTTGTGTTGCTCCGCAAAATATGGAATTGAAATCATCGATTCCGATAAACTCATGGTCTTGTCCTCCATATAAAAACCATAGAACAAAGAAAATCAAAATGAGCAGGATTAGCCAGAAAAAATAGTTATACAAGAAAGAAATATCCATTTCTAATACATATAATTATTTATAATTATTAATACTGATAATATTACAAAGCAATGGATATCAAGGTTAGCACGACCATTCCTCGGGGAAATGAACAGCTTCTCGTAATTTATCCTAGGATGATCTCTATGAGTGCTGCTTTGATTTATACGCTGGAGAAGTTGCGTAGTAGAATTGGAAATTCTGTTATAATTAATGTTGTATCAGATACCAAAGATAATAATAATCGATCCAAAGGTGCAATAAAATACTATTCATATGATGATATCAATAACATCGAGACATTACAGAAAATATCTGACAACGAGATCATTCTTTTCGATAGTTTAGAGAAATTCTATAGTAGTGGTTTCTTCGCATCTTTTCTTGATACGCCTCGAAACATTATCATATTAGCGACATGGTCTGATTTTATCTTGGGTGATGAGAGAGCCATTTTACCAAATGAAACTGGACCAGAGATTAGCGACAATGCAATGGATCTTATTACTAAATATTTTCCTAATATTTTATTATATAGAATACCCATCGAAGATATCTTCCCTATCAAAGTAGTTATTTACTCAAGCAGAAATGCTGATATAAGTGGATCGGTATGTTTTGTTCAATCGGAACTCGATAATGGTAATACTATTATGGTTAAGTCAGGATATCCTACTGAAGAGACAACAAATAAGAATAATGTAAGAAGAATACTATTCACTGATCGTATTCCATTGCAAGATCAACGAACAACAATAGCATCATTACCATCAAGGGTAGATACTCAGATAATCCAGATTCCCACAATGGAAACAGTGAATAGAGCAACAAAACAATATATACAGGTACCTGTCACAAAAACAATCGATCGACCTACTAAACAACTTGTTACTACTCCAACAAGAAGAACTGAGATAGTACCAGTAAAACAAATAGTTAATGTCCCAGTTAAACGTATTATCAATGTTCCAGTGAAAAGAATGGAACAATTTGATACTTTTCAGACTGTCAATCAACAAACCGTAGAAAGAAGAGAAGTTCCTGTAGTAGAAACAGTAAGAGTACCATCAGTAGAAAGGAGAGAAGTTGATGTCGTCCGCACTGTTCCAACAATAGAAAGAAGAGAAGTAGATGTAACAAGAACAGTTACTGTTCCCACGGTAGAAAGAACGGAAGTTCCTATTACCTCTACTGTCACTCGTCCTGTAGGTCAGAGTACATCTGTAGGTCCAAATGGAAGAGTGACACAAAGTCAAACAACCGCTGAAACCACTGGCGTTACAGGAGTACAAGTAAGAGAGGTATCGTCAAGTAAGACTGTTCAAGTTCCTGCAAAGGAGATAAAAGAAACAAATGGAACAACTCAAGTACCTGGTAAGGAAATTAGAGAATTTCCTACTACTCAGTTAGTACAAGTTCAAAGAACAGAAATGAGAGACTTTCCAGTAGTAAGACAGGTTCAAGTACCGGTTAAAGGAATGAGAGAAGTTGATGCCATAGAACAAAGAGAGATTATTGAGAATGAACAAAGAGAAATAGTCTCTACAGAAACAAGAGAAGTAATAGGATCAGAAACACGCGAAGTTGATGGTGTAGAACAAGTACAAGTACAAGATGTCGAGGTAAGAGAGATTGATGGAGTTGAACAAGTTCAAGTACCTGGTATGAAAGAAGAAGAACTTATAACAGAATATCCCAGACAATTGGTATCTAGTAGGCTTGATATACCATTATCTGAAAAGAAAGAGAGTCTCGTTGGTAGTTCTGTTGCAATATTGAGAAGTATCCGAACATTAGAGAGTAATAATATTAATGGATGGTCCGTCAATGAGGAAATATTATCACTCAAGGCGAAGAATCCAAAGATGTGCCAGTTATTTACTCTTCTCGCGATGAAGCAATATACTACTCATGATATTCAGATAATCTATTCTAAACATAATTATGAACTCATCGCGCAGTTACTAGATCTCCTTCATATTAAACATGGTCTTATTCCTGATGCGAGAGTTATTATCGTTAATAGTCTCGAACAACTATCGACTGCAATGAGAGATAAAAGTAAGGTCAACTCTAACAGTATAGTGAGTAAGGTACACCTTATTGATAGTTATAATCTCCGAGTAATAAGAGATGTTATATCGATAGTATATAAGAGATCCTACTATACTAAAGTTATACCTGAATTAGTAGTTGCTATTTATGTTAGTGATCCAGATCTTGATTCATTAAGAATAAACAGTGCTTCAGATTTACAGGCTGATATTGTCGAAATAGATGAAATTTACCAGAAGCTGATAGGATCAGCTCAGATATTACAATAAAAACATAATTGTATGGATGTTACTATACAATTATTTTTAATATACTAAAGTATTAGGTACTAAAGTATTAGGTACTAAAGTATTAGGTACTAAAGTATTAGGTACTAAAGTATTAGGTACTAAAGTATTAGGTACTAAAGTATTAGGTACTAAA